CTGACATATCTGCTAAACCTTGAGCAGCTTTTTGTTGGAATGCGGATTGACCTGCAACTTGTGGTGATAATGCTTCAGCGTTGATTGAAGTCCCTAGTTGCCCGATACCGTATTGAAGAGCCTTTTCACCGTAAGGACCTAAAACAGCACTTGGTAATAAACCTGTTCCACCTACATCATATCTTGAACCTGTAGCAGCCATTATACTTTAGCCTCTAAATTTTTCATAGTGTCATACATTTTTTTAGCACCTTTTTGAATGCTTCCGCCGCCTGCCGCTCTTACTGCATCAGCTGTAAAAACAAATTCATTCTTTGATAGTCTTGCAGGTACATCATCTTTTTTTTCGTACTCTCCCATAGGGACAAAGCCACCATTAAATCTATAATCTTTTTCCATACCATTCATGTCTAACATTTCCATACCATCGTTAGCCATCATTGTACCAATACCTTGGTTCATAACGGGTCCTTGACCATAGGCATACATAGCTCTACCACCGTTAGCAGCTTGCATGATGCCTGTTTCTTGTGGCTGGATTGAATTTTTACTTCCTAATAAATCTTCTAAATCTAATCTTTGAGTTTCTGTTAGTTGATCTAACGGTACACCATAAACCATTAATGCCATGTCGTTTAACTCGGAACTAGCATCAGGGGCTGAAGCCATTTGCATATTAGGATTGGATAAACCACCCATATCAAAACCCATTGTTTCTACAACGTCAGGTCTTACTTTTCTAAGTGCTTCGATACCAGCACCACCACCTGAATTCATCATAACGTCATTAGGAACATTTCCATATTGAGTGTCGCCTCTAGCTATTCTTTGTTTAGTTCTTGCTATACTAGCTGGAGTTATACCTCTTAACCCTTCCGCCATAGCAATAAGTTTTCCGTCTGAAGCATCAAACACTCCCTCCATTTGAAGTTCAGCTATCATATCTTCAAAAGAATAATTCATACCGCTTTCAATGTTAGGAAATCTTTGTTGAAAAGCATTATATATTTCCATTAATTGTTTTTCAAATTCTATACCACCTTCTATTAAATATTGTTCTTCTTTTGAAACTTCATTAGATGCACTATTTAAACCAACAGGTTCTGTGACAATCATTTCACTCTCGTCATAAGTCTGTGGGAATGCGGGTCTGTTTTCAGGTTCTAATCCATATTCTTCTGGAACAATTCTTTCATCTACAAAATTTTCATCAATCTCAACAACTGCAGGGTTTCCTCTTGGTTCTACTAAAGCATTAATTGTTTCAACGCTTTTTCCAGCATAACCACCGGGGCCATCTACTAATCCTCTTTTTGCATTCATAATACCACCGTTGGCTGCCATGATTGTTTCAGAAGTCATCATTTCTTCTTCCATAGGAGCTTGTGCTGTAGCAGTTTCCATAGCTGCTTTTTGCATGTATGCCATAAGCATTTGTAATTCTTGTTCTGTTAATTCTTCTACTGCTTTTTGAAATAACTCTTGTGAGATCGCTTGCATCTCTGGTGGAATACTACCTAAAGATTCTTTTACATCTGCAGGTGCTGACGCCATTGTTGTTTCTTCCATAACCATATCTCCCATCATGTAACCAGGTCGACCACCATTTTTTAAACCGATAATACCACCATCTTTTACTAAAGTAAATTGAGTTACATCTGCTTTTGTTGATGGAGGTGTTGCTACAGCCATCGGCGTTAAATTTTCGGCAATGGCAATCTCTGCAGCTTGTTCATAATTTGCAGTGTCTTGTAAATATTTATCATATGTCGCTTTGTCAGCTTCATTCTTTCCTTTTTCACTTTTGTATTTTGCGTAAGTGTCCCAAGCTTTAGTACCAATGTCTACCCATTCTCCTACATCAATATTTTTTACTTTGTCTACAGCCCAGTCTTTTGCTGCGTTCCAAGCCGCACCCCAATCAATATAAGACGGAACGCCACCTGTATCAGGTAAAGCTAATCCCATACCACCATTTGCTTTTAATAATCTTGCTTCAGATTCATTGATGAATGCTAAAGACTCGCCTTTAGGTGCACGTTTGTTTAGAAAATCTGCTGCTTGTTTACTATTAGTGATAGCCATAAAATTTTATATTCCTCTAGGTATATTATATATTAAAATAGCAGGCATTTCTCCTGAAAGTACTGTTTTACAAAGTTTTTTGTCCATAGTCAATCTAGATTATATTAGTATCCGTGCCTAAAGGGAGACCAATCATTTTAACATGTACACTTTTTGAAACATCTTCTGCTTTAGTTTCAGTATGCGGGCTCTGTATATCTTCTAAAGCCTCAGAATCTGACATATATTCTCTACCTGTTTTTACATGTTTAAGGGTTACCTCCACCTGTGGTCTATATTTAATAACACGTTTTCCGTCTATAATTTCATTCTTTACTTCTTCTTCTTGCGCTATAAATGGCATTATCTATCCTCTCTGTTGATTTCTAATAAACTAATTATTACATCTGGTCCTGTGATATCAGATAAAAATCTAAGTTCATCGCTTTCTTGTAGTATTAATACGTTAGTTACAAACTCTTCGTTTGCGTCTGCAGCTAAAGATGCTTTATCATAAAAATAAGTAGTAGCACTTGTACCATCTTTAATTTTTATTTCTAAAGCAGCAGCACCTGCTCCTTCATTAAATATATGAATAGATTTAATTAAAGCTCTTGAGTTAGTAGGAACTGTATAAGCTACATTTTCTGTAGTTGTTATTAAATCTGTATTTATTTTTTTATATATGTTAGCCATTAAACCAAGTAAACCTTTCTGAGTTTTCTTTTAGTTGTGTTAAATATGTAGAGTTTAGCTGTTCAATAATATTAGTTAATGCTCTATTAATCTGTCGTTGATTATCCTCTGTGTATTGTTTTTTAGGTTCCGGTAATCTTACTACAATCTTTGTCATTATCTTCTACCATCGGGTTGAACATCTGCTCTAAATGTACCGAATCTCCATGAATCACCTGAATTTTTATTTTCTATTTTAATACTAGCATACCTTCCTCTAGCTCTAGTGTCTACCTTTGTTGTAGCAGAAGTAATAACAAAAGGACTTAAATCAGTAGCACTTATTGTAGTTTGTGGGTAATCACTTACTGCCACTGTTACATCTATAGAACCAGAAATTGTTTTAAAATCTGGTAAAAAACGTCTCATGGCTAACATAAATTCTCCTGTTCCTTCTTGTGTGTTTATAGCAAAATTATAGGACTCCAATAAAGAAGTAAGAATTGTTGTAGTTCCATTTGGATTTACTTGATCCGTTCCAGTTTCATGTTCAAAGTAAACTGTTTGTCCTAATCCAGTGCTTCCTTGAATTGCAGGAAAAGTTCCAGTGCTTGTACTATTAAAAGCAGTAGCATAAGGTCTAGGATAAATTAATGAGTCTAGCCATGTAGTTCTTATGGCGTTAGGATTAACCCCAGTATACCAATTACCCATAGGAATATCTCCTCCTTCTCCATAGTTATGGACTACGTATCTATTATTAAAAGTAGATCCCTGTGTTGGATAATACCAAACAACTTCTGTATATAAATTATTAATTCCTGCATATACTTGTTGTCCTTTAGTTGTATCAAAATCATCGTAAACAAAATCTTCAACAGAACAAGACAAAGAATTAGAAGTACCATCAAATGCAAAAAAACCATTATTAGACATCCAATAGGCCACACCATCAATTTCAATTGCTGCATTCTTACCAATCAATCCACAGTTAGTACCAACTTGCTCAAAGCCAAATGTAAAAGGTGCACCAACAAATTTCATTGTATACAATGCATTGTCTGTCCATACTAAAATATTTTCTTTTGCAACAATCGATCCTATAATTTTTGTACCATCTTGAAGTCTTTGAGACCCTGCGGTGTTAGTTGCTTCAATTGTATAACGGTTTATACCTTCTTGGTCTGAGAATCTTATAAACATATTGTCTTGAGTGCTAGTATCACCAATATCTGTTTCTGTTCCAAAATGAATTAAGTGACGTGTCGTTGGTGATATTAAAGTAAGTCTAGAAGCCGTTGGATTACCTACACCCGTTGCTATAGCTGTTTCAAAACCTGAAGTGGTTGTTGATGCATGCGTCGAGAGCCTCGCTGATATACCCGCGTTCCAAGTAAATGTTTTGCCATTAGCAATTGTTGCAACAAGCACTTGACCAAAATTACTTAAAGACCATAGTCCAGGTTCTAGGGTAACAGTAGAAGCTTCAACAGCTTCTCCCCATCCAGAAAAATCTGTTGCATTGGTAACTATAGCGCCATCATTATGAACTTGTCCATTAGATGTTCCTGTTGTTGCTGTACCAAATGCTCCTCTAGTTATGCCTACTAACTCATTAACTGCTATACTAGCGTATGTTATTAATTCATTACCTACAGCTATAGTACCCGAAGCTGGAAATCCTGTTGTTGATGTTAATCTAATTTGTGTTGCTGAACTATTGTTACCATTTGCATCCGCGGCCAACGCTCCATCTAAATCATTTTGTACTGCACCAGTAACTGTTCCACCCCATGCTCCTGAACCAAATCCATAACCATAAGTTTGTTCTGCCGGACCAATAGATACGTAAGGTTGAGTTGTACCAAATGTATTTGTTGCCACAACTGCTGATGCTT